ATGCAATAATAAATCCAAATACTGCAGCCTTTGCTAATCCACTTGTAACATCTTCAAGTTGCATGAAATCTATTGTATTTTTTAAGTAATTGTTAGAATTGAACCCCAATCTTCCTGTTCCAACTAAATATCCTCCCAATATTCCAATAGTATCGCCAACCGCTACTAATATTGGCATTGCTACAGTTGCTGCTAATAATCGAGGGGCAACAAGATATTTCATTGGATTGGTCGATAATGTTACTAAGGCATCTATCTGTTCTGTAACTCTCATAGTGCCTAATTCTGCAGCAATTGATGATGAAACTCTTCCTGCAACCATTAATCCACCTAATACTGGTCCTAGTTCTCTCACCATGCCTATTGCAACTATTGAGGGGACAACACTTTCTGCGCTAAAGCGAGCTGCTCCTGAATAAATCTGTAAGGCTAGAGCTGCTCCAGTAAATAGAGCAGTTAGTCCAACAACAGGTAAGCTGTAAAAACCTATCTGCATAAATTGTATTAAAAATTCTTTACCATAAAATGGGGGCCTAAATAAATGCAAAATGGAATTTAGTGCAAAAATAACAATACGTCCTATTGATGAACAAAAAACCAAAACAGAGGATCCAATTGACTGTAATAGTTTGTTAAATGCTTTCATATTATCCACTTATATATTCACGATTATATCGTGCACCTAGACTTGTTAAAATTTCGTAACCAATTGTATTTGCTGCATGAGCTATTGTGTCAATTGTTTGTACTTTGTTAATTAAATCAAGTGTCTTCGGGATATAGCCCAATTGAGTTATATCAACTGTAATAAGGTCCATTGAAACTCTACCAATTAAGGGACACCCAATTTCACCATCATAAAGTAATATTTGACCATTTCCAATTGCTCGTATTAAACCATCTGCATAGCCAGCTGAAATTGTAGCTACTTGGGTTTCACTTTTAGCTACCCAATTTCCTCCATAACCAACTGTTTCNCCGGCTAATACTCTACGTGATTGAATAACTGGAATCGATAATTTTACNACTGGTTTAGAATGTTCAAAAGGCAATCCACCATAAAGACCTATCCCTGGACGGCACAAATCAAAATGGTAATCTGGACCTAATAGAATTCCACCAGTTGCTGATAATGATCTTCTTATATTTAAATCGTCAGTTAAATGGTGAAATGTTTTTAATTGTTGTAGGTTTTGTGTGTGACTTGGTTCATCTGCGCAAGCCAAATGGCTCATAATTAGGCAAGCATTTGAAATGTTCTTTCCTAAAGATGTGAATTCAACTTCTTCCATACCCAGCCTGTTCATACCAGTATCTAATTGAATACCAAAGATCTGATTTGGTGAATTTAATTGAAATTGATTATATTGATGAGCAGAGTTTATTAATGGTATAAGATTATATTCTTTTATCGTAGCCGCATCACTTTGCATGGGTCCTGAAAATACAAAAATATCTGCATCATTACCTACAGCTTTACGAACGGCTATTCCTTCTTCTGCAATGGCAACAAAAAAAGTTCTTATATTTTTTGCGGCTAAAATTGGGGCAATATTTTTTGTTGATAAACCATATGCATCAGCTTTTATAACTGCAGCAGTTTCAACATTTTTGGATGATTTTTTATCCAAACTTTGCCAATTGTCGTATATGGCATTTATGTCTATTTTAAGTATTGATTGGCTCATACCTCTTTTGGCCATAGCTAGGCAATATCGTCAATAGCACAGCAAGTATTAATTAAAAATTTGATCAAATTATATAAAGACTAATTTTCATAACTATTAAAGGCTCTTTATGGAAATTTTCACTAGTACCATTAAAATTAAGATTTTGTTAGTTTTTGCAGGTCAATAAAGCTCCAAATCCCTTGACCGCAAGTTCAATCCGTATCATATCCTCATTTATGACAGACATTAGCAAAATTCGTAATTTTTCAATTGTGGCACANATAGATCACGGTAAGTCAACACTCGCCGATAGATTAATACAATCTACCGGAACTGTAGCGGATCGAGATATGGCCGCACAATTACTTGATACAATGGATATCGAACGTGAGCGTGGCATTACCATTAAAGCTAATTCTGTTCGAATTGAGTATAAAGCAAATAATGGTGAAATATATATTCTTAATCTTATTGATACTCCTGGGCATGTGGATTTTGCTTATGAAGTATCTCGCTCAATGAGAGCTGTTGAGGGATCATTACTTGTTGTAGATGCATCTCAAGGTGTAGAAGCTCAAACTTTAGCAAATGTTTATCATGCACTTGAGGCTGATCATGAGATAGTTCCAGTTCTAAATAAAGTTGATCTTCCTGCGGCTGATCCAGATAGGGTATCTGAACAAATTGAAGACGTGATTGGTATTGATGCAACTGATGCAATTCATATTTCTGCAAAGACTGGGGTTGGCATTCCAGATGTTCTTGAAGCAATTGTTTCAAGATTACCCGCACCTACAACAACTCCTGATGCACCACTTAAAGCAATGTTGGTAGATAGTTGGTATGACGCTTATCTTGGCGTAGTTGTTCTAGTTAGAATAATTGATGGGGAACTTAAAAAGGGTGACAAAATTCGCATGATGAATACAAATGCAACATATCCTGTTGATAGAATTGGAGTATTCACACCAAATATGACGCCTATTGATGTTTTGTCTGCAGGCGAAATGGGTTTTTTGACTGCATCAATTAAGCAAGTTTCAGATACAAGAGTTGGTGATACAATCNCAGCATGGCAAGATAATAACTATGCTGAGATCTATGCCGAAGAAAATAACAAAGAGGTTGTAATTTACAGTCAGCCAGGCGGATGTAATAGAAAGTATCCTGCCTGGATTAAATCAATGCTTGATCGCTATGACGATATTGACGAAGTATTTGTGCAGTCAACATACTGGAATAGATTTTTACTTGCATGCTCACGTAACTTAGATGTTGGTGAAAATACAAATGTAGATTTGTTCTTAGATGACGATCAACCAAAAGACGAAAAGATTAAAAGATATACAGATCATCGTGTAACTGAAAACTACATTGAAATGATTGATCAGGTTCGACAAGAAAACTACGAAGAATTTAAAGGTTTCTTTTTTGACGATATGAAAGTAAAAGCAGACTTTAAACCCTTTCATGAAAAGTATATCTACACAAAACTTTGGCACGAGCTAGTAACACCTTTGCAATATAAAGACTATTGCTTAGACTTATTAGCAATTGATACTATGTGTGCTAGACGAGATATTAAATGGTATCAATGGACGATTAACAATAGAGTATTTGTTCCTGACAATGTTGAACTTTACGGAGATTGGCAAGCAGGTACAAAAGCACCATCGTCTGCAGAAGGTTATTTGCAATTAGCAAAAGCTATTAACATAGAAACGGACGAACACAGAGTCGACGGCGAGCATTATACTAGGAATATACATGAATTGATTGCCAAAGACTACCTAAATTATGTTAAAAAAGGTTGACACAGACCTAAATATATTGTATAATATAAACTATTACAGGCAATCCACTGCCTTAACATCGGAGAAATGAATGAGTAAAAGTGAACAGATAAAAGCCCGCTTAGAAGAAGCGAACGTTCGTTATTGGGCAGGCGATAATATTTCAGACGTCTTAGAAGATGGCGACAAAGAAGAACTAATCGAAGAAGCCGCAGTTGCTTTTGAAAATGTATTAGACAAACTTCTAATTGATAGACATAATGATCCTAACAGTATGGGAACTGGTAAACGTCTTGCAAAGATGTATATCAATGAACTGATGGCAGGACGTTATGATCCAATTCCAAGTGCGACAGCATTTCCAAATGACAGTGCTTCACGTTATGAAGGTATGTTAGTAGTACGTTCAGAACTTACAAGTATGTGTTCACATCACCATCAGATTGTAAGAGGCGTAGCATACATTGGCATCATTGCCGCAGACAAACTAATTGGCTTGTCTAAGTATACACGTATTGCACAATGGTGTGCTGAACGTGGTACATTGCAGGAAGAACTTGCAAATGATATCACTCGTGAAATACAAAAAGCAACAGGTGCAGAACACCTAGGTGTATATGTCCAAGCAACACATGGTTGTGTTGAAAACAGAGGTGTTAAGGCACACAGCAGTCTTACACAAACAACTGTACTCAAAGGCGCATTCAAAGACGATGCGGCTACTAAGAAAGAGTTTATGGACAATATTAAATTGCAACAATCATATGCTTGTGATAGATAGGATATAAATATGAAACTAAGATATTCAGAAGCATTTTATAGTGTGCAAGGCGAAGGCAAATTTGTAGGTGTACCTAGTGTATTCCTACGTACTTTCGGTTGTAACTTTCGTTGTATGAACTTTGGTACAGATGAGAAACGCGATCGTTGGGAGCAACATAAAGATGGTAAGAAACACAATGCAGAAGTTAAAGCACTAATTGATGCAGGAGTGCATGAAACTACAAAAGAGTTTAATGACTTGCCTATTATCCATACAGGTTGTGATACATATGCAAGTATCTATCCTGAGTTTAAACACTTTAATATGTTGCGTGAAGTAGATGAAGTTGTCGATCATCTTCTTTCTTTGTTGCCAGAAGGCAAATGGACAATGGACAATGGTCAAGACGTACACCTAATTATGACAGGTGGCGAACCTTTGCTTGCATGGCAAAGACTTTACATTGATTTATTCGAACACCCTAAGATGAAGGATTTAAAAAATGTTACATTTGAAACAAACACTACACAATCTTTACACAAAGACTTTGTCGATTATCTCAACACACAAGAGCGATTTGAAGTCACTTGGAGTTGTTCCCCAAAACTTTCAGTTTCTGGAGAACCTTGGGATACTGCTATTAAGCCTGATGTGGCTCGTGAGTATAGCAGTGTTGACGGTAGTGACCTTTACCTTAAGTTTGTTGTCGCTACTAATGATGACTTTGACGAAGTTACAAGAGCTGTTCAAGAATACCGTGATGCAGGCATTGAGTGTCCAGTATATCTTATGCCGCTTGGGGGACGCTCGGAAGAGTATAGCCTCAATGTTAAAGATGTCGCCGAAGCATGTATGGAGCGAGGTTGGCGCTTCACACCAAGACTCCACATATCTCTCTTCGGAAATGCGTGGGGCACTTGATGAAAAATACAAAAATAAGCAACATGAAAAAGCTATGAAAGCACCTATTGACGAAGATAAAATAAGAAAGGCAGGATGGTAATATATGTTAGATAAAATGAAAAAAGCGTTGGGTATGAAAACTGAAAAAGTTAAAAAACTTACTCCAGAAGAAGAACGCAGAGCTATTCTTGAAAAAGAAAAAGCACAGGCAACCAAAGATAAGAAACCTTGGGTAGCAGTACTAGATACACAAGTGAATCCAGATGACATTAAGAACGGTTTCTTTGAGCTCGATTGGAATAATGAATTTATTGAGCAACTTATGGATGCAGGATACTCAGGTGAAAAGCCTGAAGATATTGTTGATGCTTGGTTTAGAACTATTGCTACACAGATGTTAGAAGAAGAAGGTGAAAGCACTGATCGAGGTATGGGATATATCAATACTAGTAAAGCAGACGATAATGGTAAAGCTGAAGTTAAATAATGCTTGACACAAGCCAGATCAGGTGCTATAATACTACTATAAATTATAAAAAGGCAAACTAATGACATATATTCTAGTAGACACTGCAAATACATTCTTTCGTGCAAGACATGTTGTACGAGGTGATTTAGACACAAAAGTAGGTATGGCTTTTCATATTACACTTAGTAGTATTAAAAAGGCATGGACTGACTTTGATGGTGCTCATGTTGTATTCTGCTTAGAAGGACGCAGTTGGCGTAAAGACTTTTATGAGCCTTACAAAAGAAATAGAAGTGATGCTCGTGCCGCACAGACACAAGCACAACAAGATGAAGACACTGTGTTCTGGGAAATGTTTGATGAGTGGAAAGACTTTGTAACTACAAAGACAAACTGTTCTGTATTACAACATCCTGAACTAGAAGCAGATGATCTTATTGCAGGTTGGATACAAGCACATCCTAATGATAATCATGTTATTATTAGCACTGATGGTGACTTTGCACAACTTATTGGCCCTAATGTAAAACAATACAATGGTGTTAGCAATACAATTATTACACACGAAGGTTACTTTGACGATAAGAAAAAGCAACCCGTANTTGACAAAAAGACAGGAGAACCTAAGCCTGCACCGAATCCACAGTTTATGTTGTTTGAGAAGTGTATGCGAGGCGACACAAGTGATAATGTGTTTAGTGCTTATCCTGGTGTAAGAACAAAAGGCACTAAGAACAAAGTCGGACTAGTTGAAGCATTTGAAGATAAAGATAACAAAGGCTTTAATTGGAACAACATGATGCTACAACGCTGGACTGATCATGAAGGTGTAGAGCATCGTGTACTAGACGACTATCAACGAAATGTAGTACTTTGTGATTTGACTGCACAACCTGGTAACATTAGAAGTATAATTAATGATGTAGTAGAAGAAGCTATGACTCCTAAGCAAGTTACACAAGTAGGTATGCGTCTTATGAAGTTTTGTGCAAAACATGATATGCAACGTATTGCAGATAACATTCAACTTTATGCTGACCCGCTAAATGCGAGGTATGCATAATGGAGGTAAAAATGACAATTAAGGCAAAGCCAATCCTAAAAAATAAATTTTGGATTGTAGAAAAAGATGGTGAACGTATTGGTACACTATCGAAACAAGAAGACAAAAGATACATGTATAGTTGTTCATCAGGAACAGATTACTTTACTGATATTAAATCATTTAATAGTTTTATTGGTGGTATTAGTTACGACAAAGCAACTATATCAGATGGTAGCAGTACTGCTAAAGAAATACACGGTTTTTCGACGTCTAGTACACCTTACAATGTAATGTATAATGTACAAAAGAAGTTACCACTTTTTACTAAAAGTAAAAAGTCTAAGAGTTTGTATGCGGCAGGTTACTATATTATTCATTTTGACAAAGGTTGGGTAAGAAGTTTTTGTCCTAAACTTGTAACACTTGAAAAGTATGATTACAAAGGTCCTTTTAAAACTGAATTTACAATGAGACAGGAACTATCAAATGCAAACAAACGAGCCAATTAATACTATACCAATTCAACAGTTTATACAAGTTGTAAAGACTGCTGAAACTACTAACCAAAAAGAAATCAGAATTCCACTAGCACAAGCAAAAGCTCTTGTGTACGCCTTGGGAACTGTAATGGCAAATCATCAAGGCAGACTAGAAAAACTTATTATTGATAATAAATCTAGTGCTGACAATGAAACAGTTACAGTTACTATGGACGGCGGTGGTGACTGGAAATGAAATGGTTTATCGTAGTTTTATTCATGCTTGATCCAGGCGAACCTGCTACTGCGGATAGAAGTGTTTATATATTTACAGACCCAACATACGAATCACAAGACTATTGTGAAGCAAGTATTACTGATCCTCAGTACTACCCAATACTAGTAGAAAAATTATTACAAGAGTACAAATATCCTAAAAAAATACAAAGTGTATTTTGTGTAGACGAAAGTCAACTTAAACAGTTAATTGGTGCATTAACTGCAAAACAAGTTTAATACTAGTAGTTTTCTCATAAAAAAAGATAAATATATGCGTAGTTAATTAAAAGGATTACGCACATGAGTAGACCAAAACCGACGATTATATTAGAGAATGTAGACAAAGCATCTTACAAGTGTGAGCAAGTTTTGCAAGCAGAAGCCATATGGGCAGTATTCTATAAAGGCGCTCCATTCAATCTAAAAACATC